ATCCCCTAATAAATGGAATCAAATACCAAAGAAAACAAGAATGGAAATACGAAGAAGAGAAAAGAAATATAATAATAATTACAAATTAGCAGTAAAAAAAGATCCTAAATTAAAACAACTGTATAAAAAAATAGGAATTAAATAGATATAGTAATATCACCTATAAAAAACCCGTTGTATTTAGGTAAAGAATCTATTTCAGGTACTTTAGTTTTCAATCTACTAATAGGTATCATTAATCCATCTATTGAGGGACGCATACCAAGTCTTTCAACGTATAAATCTCTAACTTTTGCATTAGTAGGAGATAGCGTAACTATTTTACTTAAATTTCTTTTACCATCTTCTACTAAATAATTTCGTTTTAATGTTTCACCTAAACTATCTATAGCTCCTTTGAATTTATCTCCACTAGCAGGATTACCTACTAAATAATCTACAGTATATTCATTTGTAAATACTTTATTTTGTCTAATTGCTGCTAATCCCGTTACAGTAGTTCTTGTTTTATTTCCTACTTTAGTTGATTTAGTTAATACTTCAATATTTTCTTCTGGTGTTTTTAACATTACATCAATTAAATCTAACTTTTTATCTTTTAATTTACTATCTCCTTCTGATATTATTTTTTTCCATTTATTAAGTATTTTGTGTGCAGGCAATTTCTTTTTTCTAAGATGATTTTTAACTATTTTACCTGCTCTAATATAACTATTTACATTTGTAGAACTAAAGGATGAAAGAAACATTATTTCCAATAATCACTTATTTTAGATGTTAGTTTTTTAGGAGACTTGCTAAATTGTTTCCTTTTTTTTTCTGCTTTTCTTTTGCTATTATCTAAACTAACTATTTCTTTTTTATTTAAATTATTCCATGCTTTTTCAGGTAAATATTTTTTAACTATTTTATTTCCTTTTTTATCTTTTCTATAACTATTACCTCCATCAGAAGCTTGCCAGTTTTGTTTAGTCCATTTAGTTAAACTATTACTTTTAGTTTTCTTCCCTATATAACTACCACCTTTTTCTTTGTATATTTTAGTTGCTAATTGCATAGATCTGGCTGAATGTTTTCCTCCCATTCTAGCTTTTGCTTGAGTTTTAGCTTGTTCCCATAAAGTAGGATTTGATTTATTGGCTATTTTTCTTTTCTTTTTATCTTTTCCTCTTCGTTTTATCATTTTATATGTTTACCAATTGTATTTAGTTGCGTAATAGCTCGGTTGCATTGGATTATTTGCAGCTATACTTCCATCTTTTAGTTTTATAGCACCATGTCTAGCTTGAAAGTTTTTTCTTCGTTTTTTGTCTTTATGTTGTAAAAAATCTGAATATCCTTTAGCTCCCCAATGTACTGTTTTCTTTTGTCCAGTACTTTTGTTTTCTACTTGAATCATATATTTCTTCGATTCTCTATTAGATTTACTGGGTTTTCCAATAGAATAACTTTGTCCGTTATACTTAACAGTTTTATTGCCTTTTTGAAGTAGTTTGTTAGTAGATACTACTCTTTTACTTCTTTTCTTTTTATCTCTAGATCCTGTTTTTCTAGAAAATAATATATTCATTTACTTATGAATAATAAAATTAACTAAATTTGCAAAACTACTAAATCCTGCACTACTTCTTCGTTTAGTCATTCTCTGTCCTGGTGCAAACTTACTTCTTTTAAAAGCACTAGCGTTAGGTGTAGCTATCATTTTTTTAGGTTTAGCGGCTAATGATCTAGCTCCTGCTCTAGTAGCAGAAAGTTGAGTAGGCATTCTAGTAGCGCTAGTCATTCCTCCACTTAATCTTTTACCTGCATTAATAGGCATTGATGGTGCTTTTTGTATTGGTTTAACCATTTTTTTAGCACTATTTCTGAAAAAACCACCGAAGAATTTACGCATAATAATAAAAAATCTTAGATAAGTTGATTTCCTCATCTAAGAATAAAGTGTATGTAATATATTGTTTTTGTTTATTCTATTTTAAATACTTTCCAACCTTTATGTTGTTTTCTTTTTCCTTTTATTACTTCAGATAAATTACCTGCACTTAATCCATATTCTTTACAGATATGTTCTAATCCATAACTACAAAATTCGGGTTCTTCATTAGGTGGAATTAAATGATATTTATAACAAATTTTATTTCTATTGTCATAATTAGATAATCTTTTCTTTTGACTCTCTGACATTTGTTTTCTGTAATCTTCTGAAGCATGTATTTCCTTAAGTTTTTGCTTGTGTTCTTCACTTTCCCACAGTGCTTTAGACATATTAGTCATTTTCTGTCTATACTCTGGATCTTCCCATTGTTGCTTTTTAAATTCTGCTTTTTTATTTAATGTTTCTTCAGAAAAAGAACCTTTGATAGATTCAGATAATTGTTTTCTTTTTTCTGGATCAGCCCACATTCTAATAGATGCTTGTCTGATTTTTTCTTTGGTATCTATTGTATGACCTTTTTCTTTCTTATCTTTATCAAAAATCTTAAAATCTGCTAATCTTTTTATTTTCCATCCCCGGTGCGTACAATTATATCTTTTATGATTAGGATTCATTAAAGGATATAAAAAAGTAGGATTTACATTAAACTCTTTTTTTAAATGGGCTACACCATAAACACAAAATGAAATATTATCAGGAGAAATTAATACAAATCGTTGATAATTTATTTTTTTCTTTCTAATTTTGTGGTTTAATCTCTCAACAGAATAACCAGCAATACTATTTCCATTATTTACATGATGATATAAAGTTCTTAAATCTAATTTAATATTTAAATGATTTTTAAAATCTATTAAATTATATACACAGAAACTATTTTTATCTTTTACTAAACTAAAACATTCGTATTTTTTACCTTCGTAATGAGTGTGATTAGAATTAGTAATATTAAAAATTTTCTTACAAAACAAATTATATCCATTAGGATGTAAAGTTTTGTATTCACTAATGTATTTATTTTCGATTAAATTTACTTCTAAATCTGTTATATGTTCTGAAAGTTCTTCTAGAAGTTCTATTTTGAAATGACTTCTACTTCTTTTCTTTATAGCTCTACCAATTAAACTATCTTGTCTACAATGCTCTCTAAATCTTTCTTCTAAACTTCTTTTTGTTTGACCAATATAAAGTTTAGAAGAATAATCACTAGATATTTTGTAAATTTTGTAGCACATATAAACTCTAAATGTCTTTTTTATATAATGCCAGATTTACCCCTAAAATCGCTGAAATGAAATATCTACATTTCTTATCTCCTGAAACTCTTGCTACTTAACGACTTGAGAGTACAGTGTCTTGGGGTTATAAATTACAGGAAGGCACATACTAATGCTTTGAAGGCAATCAAGAATAGGAATTGTTGTCTTCTCGTAACTACGAATCATTACAGAAGAATTACCAGAAATAATACCTTTGTCTCTACCTAGTTGTTTAGCTTCTTCTGGACGACCTAATGCTTGTTCACCTAATCCTTCTTTCAAGAAAACAAAACGATTTTCATTTAAGAAACGAGCATTAGTAACATAATTATCATTAGTATTAGTTACTCCTTCAAATGTACTTTCTTGTTGGTACATTTCATCAAATTCAATGATAGGAGGTAAGTTGTTTTGAAGCATAATTTCTTTAAGCATCGAAACACCAACACTACCTACTTGAGCTAATCCAACACTTTGTCTTGCACGTTCAATAGTAGTAGCTTGTCTTTGAAGATGACGCATTAAAGTATTAGACATTACGATAACATCTGGTTTGAAACCATTAGTATTAACGTAAGTTGTCATTGCATCTTCTAGCAAACCAATACCATCAGCATTAGCATAATCAGTCCAGATATTTGTTTTCTTATCTGCTGTATTTCCTGTATTAGTTAATGAAGTAGGGAAATGATTATAACTTGCACCTGGACGACGGAAATCAATAGTCCATTTTTCACGAGTGCGGGAATCTTCAACATTTAGTTGTCCAGTTTGTACTACTTCCCAAGCCATAGAAGTTAAACGATCTGCGTGACTTTGTACTAGTCCTTCTACGTGTCCATATAGGTAACGAACTAACATATCATTGGTACCTTTTAATTCAGTACCATCGGTCATAGTCATGTTCATTACTGAAGCATTTTTATACGAAGCTTCTTCCATAGCTTTACGCATTTGCTTCTGAGTTACTTCATCGAAAGCATGTGACAGACCAAGTTTAGCTAGTTCACCGATTACTCGACGGAAACCACCATGTGCCGCAACTGGAGGTTCAGCACCGGGTGCGATGAAACTAGCAACTGGAGTTAAACGTTCCGTTACATAAGCTAAAAACTCATCATCTTCGTAAGTTTTTACTGGCATGAACTTATCTAGTAAGCCAGTACGCTTACGCAAACGAGCCATCGTATCATCAACTAAAGTTTCTGCTACTTTAGCTTGCAATTTATCAGTTAGAAAATTAGTAATTGATCCCATGTTAAATTTAGAGTTTATTATTTTGAATTAATGAACTCTAAATTTCATTTATTATTTATTTATTTATTTTATATACTCAGGTCTTAATTCACTTAGAATCATAGGACTATTTGAGTATTTACATTTAGAACTTGCTATCAAATAGCATTTTAGGAAATAAATCCTTAATTAAACCATCATAATAAGGAAGGTATTGAGTACGAACACCTGCTGCTTGAGTATACAATGCTAAAGATTTAGCAGTAGCTAAAGTAAAATCAACAGAATGTACATGTAAACCTAAGATATTGTTAACTGGAACTCCTATACCAGTACCTACTGGAAATGCTGCTGAAGCATTAGCAGTTAAAGTAATTGTTCCTGATACAGGATCAATACTACTAATAGTACCTATTGCAGTACCATTAGTTACTAAAGTAGCAGAAGATAATGTTGCAGTTACAGTTCCTGATTCAGCAATAGGAATATTAGTAATACCATTCTTGCTGAAAATATAAACTAAGTTAGCATCACTTATTGCATAAATCATTTGATTTATATAAGCAGCACTATTAATAGAAGCAGCAATTTCAGTAGCAGAAGTAGTGGTGTTGGAGGTAGTTACAGTAGTAGTAACACTACGTCCATTAACCGTAATAACTTGAGTTTGAGTAGCTGAAGAAGCAGTTACAGTTAAAACTGAATATGGATCGTTAACAAATAAAATATCACCAGGTACAAAAATATTGTAAGGAGACATCTTAAAAGTAGTAGCAGATGCAGAAATAGCTTGTGTTACTTTAGCACGAGGAAGAAAACGTTTAACATTTCCTACTTCTGCAACAAATAAACCTTCTGGTACTACACGACGTAATTCACTATTCAATCCAATATAAGTATTGTCTATAGTTACAGATATATTAGCGATATTACCTTCAGTAAAAGCTAGTATTGCTTTATCTGTATTAAAAGTTTGACTCTGATTAAAATATGGCATTTATATTATGAATCTCGACGTAAGTTTTTTACATAAGTAGCTGCAATATTAGATAGATCTTTTTCTTCTTCGTATTCTTCATCTGTATAAGCTTCTTGTGCAGTATATCCAAATTGTATTTGTGGCATATGCTCAAATGTACTTAGGATTTTTTCTAAAGCATATAGTTCTACTTCAGGACTAACATTACTTAGATTACATACTTGACTAAATGCTGCAATACGATCTGATTCCAAAGAAAAATTACCAAATAGTGTTTCTGCAATAACAGGAGGCATATATCCTGCTTCAACTAAATGATATGCTTTTTCAGTTAGTTCAGATAAAGTATCTCGAACTACAGATTCGTATTTAAATTCTGCCATTTCTTTTTCTAATTGATTTACTCGACTATAAGATGCTTCTTCTATTTCATCTTCTTCAGTTTCTTCATCTTCTTCATCTCCTTCATCTAAATAATCATTAACATCTTCACCTCTAGCTTCAATACCAGCAATCAATAAATCTGCTTGATATTCTTCTGATAACTGAAATAATTCATTTAGTTGTAAAACTAATTCATTATCAGGTACACATTCTCCAGTAATTAAACCGAAAATGTCAGCAGGATCATTACCTGTTGCTTTACCAAGTTCTTCACAATAATCTTCTAGATCATCATAACCAGCTTCTTCACCTAATTCTAATAGTGCTGCACCAAATCTATTACCAACACTAAATTCAGCAGATTCATAATCATCTGAGTAACTAGAACTAACTAATTCTTCTACATCTTTTTCTTCGATACCTAATTCACCTGCAATGCGTTCTTGTAATTCAAGATAAGCATTAGTTAAAAGTTGATTATATTCTTTTTCATCTATTTGTCCTACGTTAAACATTTTCTCAAAATTACTGATAGTCTCATTAAAGAGATCTGTATGATACTGAATGGCTTCGTTCATGTGATTAACTAATAATTTTTTTGTTTACGATATTTATTTGCTATACCTAATCCTGTTCCTGCTGCTAATCCAACACCAGCACCAATTTTATTTAATTTTGAACTTCCTCCTCCGATTGCTCCACCAATTAAACCTAAAGTACCACCAACTGCTGCTGCATTAGCTACATCTGGATTAAAGGTATTTTTTCTAAGTTTTTTTAAACCAACTATTTTCTTTTTTGGTTGTGTTGAAAAATTAGAGGTATTAGATAAGAAAAACATTATTTCTTTTTACGATTTTTCATAGCTTTATATGCAGCATAACCACCACCTGCTACAGCACCAGCACCAGCTAAACCAGCACCAATGACAGCAGCTTTTCCTGCTTTACCTGATTTAAAAACATTTCCTATACGAGAACCTGCTTCTTTTATCAATCCTTTATTTGTATTACCTACACCTGTTTTAGTTCCTGCTGCTGACCATGCTCGTTTAGCAGAATCTCCTATCCTACCTGGCATTGATTTAATACTATCTATATCTTTACTTAATTGTCCTTTTGCTCCAGTTTTTAATATTGATTCTTTTAAAGCAGGTGTACTATATTGACTTGCTGCTTTTCTTGCTTTCATTTCTGCTCCACCGTATCTAACACCAGCACCAATACCAGCAGCAGCACCAACTCCAGCAGCTATCATTCCTTTGCGGGATTTACGTTTTTGTTTATCTTTACCTCTTTTAAATTCTGCACTATTTAAATTTTCAAAATCAGACATTGAATATGCTGATATAGGACGTTGTGTATTAATCATATTTAATTATTAATATTTATTTTTATTCATTCGATTTTTAATTGCTAATCCTCCACCAATTGCTGCACCAGTACCTACAACACCAGCCGCTATTTTGCCTGTTTTAGTTTTTAAAGTTCTTCGTCCTGCCCGTAAAATACCTGATCCTACTGCTTTAGTTTTTTCTAAAGTGTTAATTTTTCTAAAACCTTTAGTTGGCATTTCAGATACTATTTTATTAGTAGATTTTGCTAAAGAATTTTTTTGTCCTGTTTTAAATGCTCTACCAATAGCTTTTGTATCTCCGGCTATTCTTTTTCCTATATTATTCATAAATCCAAAATTTGCATTAATACTTTCCATTTCACTCATACTAAATGCAGCTATTGGAGCGTCCGAAGAAAAAGTTTTAGATTGAGGAAAACCTTGTGCTTGAGGGAAACTTCTATTTGGATTCATACCTTGATTTTGTTGTTGCATTCTAGGATCTTGATATTGTTCTTCTTGATTTTCTTCTTCATTCATTCCAATAAGATCCATAAATCTATCAATAAAATCTTGAATAGCTTGCTCTTGTAATTGTATTGGATCATTTCCATTCAGCATCTCTTCATCTGCTGTTTGAATATTTTTAGTTAAAACCCATAATTTATTAGTTAAGCCTTCATATTCTTCTTCCATTTGTTGCATATCTGAATCAGACATGTCTAAATCATCAAATGTTAATGCACTACTATCTTCAAATTCTGCATCAGATGAATAAGATTTATATAAAGACATTCCTAAAATAGCAGGTGTTGGAGTTAATGATATTTCTCGAATAGTATCTGTAGTTATATCTAATCCCGCGCTAATAGTATTAACTATATTATTAGCTACTTTATCTATAGCATCTTTACTTTTAATTGCTATTTCTTCTGTAAAAATACCAAGTTTACCTAATAAATGTTTAGCTCTTTTATTAGGTAAATTATCTTCTGTAATTACTTCTACATATACAGGAGATTCTAAATTACCTAATGCAGAACGAACAGTTTTATCGTGATCTGCTAATAAAGGTATATTAGCACCTTGATTAAATAAAGTATTAGTATTGTTTGCAATACTTTCTATTCTATCTGAACTAAAATTGTGTTTTCTTTTTTTACTATCTATATGTTCTCCTTCTACAAGTATTAGTGCTTTCTTGGTTAGTACATTATCGTTCATTGAATAATTACTATCTGTAAAACCACTATTGAAATATGATATTTTATTTTTCATTCATTTAAAAGGTCTTATATTAAATATATTATATATATTACGCATATAATATTTATAGATTGACACATAGTCACTATAAATAATAATGGACAATCGTAAATTAATAGGCAATAGAATTAAACAAGCTAGGTTTGAAATTAATATGACACAATCAGATTTAGCAAAGAAACTAAATCATGAACGTAGTCTTATATCAAAAATAGAACATGGTAAAAGAAGTATTCTTGCTGAAAGATTAGTAGATTTCTCTAAAGCACTTGACAAACCAATAATTTATTTTTTATCAGATATTTAATATGTATTACATAGGTGAATTAACAACGTTTGAAAAAAAAGAAATAAATGTAAAACAATATATACGTAAAGGAAAAATAGTTAGATCTAGTCGAAGAAAAATTGATAAAAAGAAATTAGCAATT